CAAATGTAGAAGCAGCACCAGTGTTTACAATGTTAGCTTCACCGTTACTACCTTTTACAAGGTATGTACCAGCAGCAGCGTCAAGTGCAGCACCGTCAATGATGTCATCACCACCACCGAAGTCAATATTACAAGTACAACTTGCAGTAAAAGACTTCATAATTTCCGCACCAGCAGCAACTACTACTGATTCAGCGGGAATTTCTAAGAGTTGGAAAATGTCACCATTAGCAATAGTAGCACCTGCAGTAATCATAGCATCAATATCTAGGATTGCTTCAACAGTGCGTACTACATTACCAACATTAGTTGGAACAGCAATAACATTTGCTCCAACACCAGCGGTATCAATGGAAGTCATATCAAAAGTAGCCATAAGTTATATCCCCCCTTACGCTGCGTTATAACGGGCAGTGACGATTGCTTCTGGACGAAGAATCTTCCTACCGTATAGATGCATACCACGAACAATGTCAGCAAAGCTGTCAGGGTCACGATATGTTTCTGTCTTATTGATCTGCTCTGCGGTAGCTACAGCCGAATCATGTCCAGCTACAATTATTCCCAGATTAGTCAGTTGGTTAGCTGTACCACTAGTTCCCGGTCCAGTGCCAAGTGCTGGCAAATTAGACGAAGAATACACACGGAAGCCGTGGAAGTTACTAACTACCAGACCATTACGCAGTCCACCTGATTCACCGAAATCTGCATTCATGAAGCGTGAATCTTCATCAGCAAGGATTTCCATGAATACTGGATCAACTACAAGCCAGCGACCTTGTGAGTCAACTTGCTGTTGGTCAAGCAAACGCTTCATACGAGCAATAATCATTGCAGGTGAAACGGTAGCTGTTGGCAGCGAGGTAGCACCCGGCATACGTGCAGTCACAGGAATTGAGTGAGTGCCAGCAGACGAAGTAGTGATGTTACCAAAGTCACCTTTATGCAGTTCCATAGAGGAAAGCAGTTCGTTAGAACCAGCAGTGCTTACAGCCTTAGAACCATTAACAGTTGTGTTAAGGGTATCACCTTTGCTATGCAAAGAAGACTGCTTATAGCCTGACATGTACGCAAGAACTTCTTGGTCATGGTTGTCTGCCAAACGATAGGCAGCACGGCTAGTTGCAAGGTCCATGAAATTTACATGTGAGTGTGCTTCTTCAATATCGTCCATCTTAAAAGCAAAATAGTTTGCTTTGTCAATAACTAAATTGAAATCGGCATCTTCTAAATCTTGCGCTGTGACATTTGTGCCACGTGCATATTCAGATACTGAAATCTCAGGTTCCTTGATGATCTTGACGGTATCGCCTTGACCACTGATTTCTCCGAAATAATCAGAGTTAGTAATATCTCCAACAACAGTAGACTTGCGGAACGCAAGCTGTACCTGTTTGCTGTAGATAACTGGGCTAAAATTACCATTAGGTAGATTTCCATAACCCGTAGCTGTCTGGAATGCCATTATATTAATCCTTTGCATTAAGACACAGATACAAACTTAAATGTAATTAAAGAGGCTAATTCTTTTGGGTAACGTCATTATAAAAAGTTGGCCGACCTTTTACATAACGGGCCACAAGACTTTAGGTAGTCGTTAGCACTATTCATGTTTGTGAGGATAGGTTTAACACAGGTAGACCAAATAAGTATGGGGCTGTGTTAAACCTGTTGTATATAGTTATATTCTTTATTTAAGACTTGTCAAGTCTTTTATCGTGCGCTACCAGAAATATCGTAAATAAATTCACCTTTTCTAATAGCATCCATGATTTCGTCTTGGTGTTTCTCGTACTGTTGTGTAGTCATTTTATTTACACGTGACTCAGACATCTTAGTATTGTTAGATGTAGCATCTGGTTGCCCACGTGTATTACGAGTACTCACCGACTTAGCCGCATCTTTATTGCCGCTAGGTTTCTTTGTCTTGATGTTCATGTCTGCCTTGTACAAATCAATAGCACGTGCTGCAGACCTTGCATCATTGTCATTTTCGTACAGTGCATCTTGTACCCACTTAGGCTGTTCTTCTGCCCAGTTGTGGAACTCATCACTGTCACGTATCTCACCAAAGTCAGGATGAGCTTTAAGTAATTCTACTTCTGCTTTCTCACGTGTAGCACTTTCACGCATAGCATCAATTTCTTTTACTTTGTCTTGTAGTCCTACCTGTTGCTCACGTGCTTTCTTAATAGCAATAGTTTCTACAATAGCTGCTACATCTGGATACTGGCTTGCCCATGCATCAATATCTTCATCTGACTTAGGTAGTTTAATCTCTTGTTCAGTACTTTGTTTAAGCTGTGACTCTAGTGCATTAATACGTGCCTCTAGGTCTGCCTTTGCTTTCTGTGATCCTCTACGTAAATCAGCATAGCGTTTCTTGTAACTCTTTTCTTCAGCACCTTCTGGCTCTGCATCTTCTTTAGCCTGTACTTCAGCTTCCTGTTCTGCGCCTTCACGCTCTGCCATCATTTCACGTAGTTCTTTTTCATCTTCTTCAATGCGTTCATGCACTCTACTCTTACGTTGCATCATCATTGTCTTGGGCGGTTCTTGCGCCTCTACTATTTGGTTATCCATTTTAGTTCCTGTTTACTGGGGCCACTGTAGCCTGTGTTGCAGGGGAGTGGGTAGGCCAGTTCTAATTAGCAGATTAAGTACGTGCTGCTAATCCACGTCTAGGGGCAGGTTCTGCTGTGGCAAATTGCCCTAGCATACGATCAAACTCTGCACCAAAAACTTTACCAATAACGTCCCTTAAAGGTCCACTCATTGCTTCACGGATCATTGTCTTTTCTTCTTCTGATAGTTGTTCGTAGTTATCCCAAACTTCAATAAAATCAAGTTCCATTATTTTACTGCTCCTTTATTATACAGAACAGTCCAGTCTTTTTGATCTGTAAATAATCCAATGCTATAGCAGATAGCTTCACCTACATTTTTAATAATGTATCCTAGCACTGACCTATCTTTATATTCTTGAGGTTTAACTATATGTGCTATCTCTTTAGCTCTCGCTATTGTAAGGTATTCAAAAACGTTTGTCAAGAGGGTAGATGATCTCATTTTAACAACCATAGGTACAGCCCAGTAATGATAGCCACGTACTGTAATAGGTGACAAATGTTTGGCTGTATATACTACATCCATACGATACAGTTCACGGTCTAGCTTACCCTGTTTGTACAGTTCAGTACAGATAACACGTGAGCTACCACCATCACCACCACCACGTTCTACTTCTTCTTTACCACTTTCTCCCGGTCCACCACCATCAAACATGTCTCTAATACTTGTAAATCCACCTGTATTGCCGGGAGGATCAGCAGGTTTGCTAGGTGTGCCACCACTACCATCACTAGTATTGTAACGTACACCTTCTTTAGTTACCTGTTTAGATGTAGCTGTAGCAGGTGTACCACCCTTATCTTGTTGTGTAATTCCCGGTCCTTCATACCTGTCACCATTTAGTTTAGTCTTTTTACCAAATGTACTCTTAGTAAACCTTACGCCATCTGCATCACTAAATACTGTCATACCAGCACGTTGACCTGTAGCACCAGAATCAAGGTCACGGACTTTAGTAACCTTACCATCTGCACGTTGTACAACACCAGCATCATTACCATCACTACCAGATATTTTACCAATAGCATAGCCGCCTGTAGTACTACCTATGTAGCCACGTTTAATTGCATCCAGTGTTTCTTTAGAGTTTGCAATACGTGCAGGTATGTTAGATGTTGCTGAAGCAATTTCTTTATTACGTGTTTGTATTCTAGCCCGTTGTGTTGCAGCTTCTCTGGCTCTGCGTTGTGTTGCAGTTTCTTGTACAGGATATTCATACATACTTCTTGCTCTAGGTTCTACATTTAATGTTGTAGGAGTAGTAGGGCTAACATTACCAGACATAGGCACACCAGATAGTTCATCAGGTAAATCTCCTAAACCAAAACCAACGTTACCAGACATAGCCGCATTAGATAGTTCTGAAGGACCGTATGGATCATTATTTATATTAAA